TTTGCCATAAATACATTAATAAAGGTTTGCCAGAATGCAAAAAATCTCAACATATTTATATCCAAATAGGATCCAACTATTAGCTGATTTGGCGGGCTTCAATGTGGAGTATACAAACGTGTATCAAAGAACAGTAAACATTTATAAAGGCGTAGATAACGTCATTGAGTTTGACATTAAGAACGCTGATCAAAAGCGAATTGAACTTGTTACTACTCCTGAAATTACAAACCTAACATTAAACGTAATGGACGTTAATGGCAACGACATCGGCACTTATACTTTAGATACTGCAACTGGTATTAAGGGCATTGCATCTGTTACTATCCCTGCCGCTGACTTAGCAGCACTAGAACATCAATTTTTACAATATAGCGTAACAGCAACAAAAGGAACTGATACTATTCCGTTATACGGAGATAGCAGATTCGGTGCTTTAGGAAAAATGGAAATTGTTGGGAGTGCAGTTGCAACAACTCGTCCAGCAAAAGTGTTTAAAGATTTTACTGCTGAAATTGACCTACACGGTAATCCAATTTGGCATAGCAGCAGTATTCCTGCAAAATTTTACGAAGCAGTAAAAACAACAACCTTAACATTTGATATTCACGTAATTGGGTTTGTTGGTTCAATCTGGATTGATGCTACGGAAAATGATACTATTAACCCAGAAGCATACAGAAAAGCAGGAAGACCTTTTGGTACTTGGATTTGGAGTGGATCACCTTATACAGGTTCAATTCCATTTGCAACATCTGTTCCTGTAGATGATTATGCTTACTTCCGCGTATCTTATCAAACACCTACAATGAATGGTACAGGTGCGTTATTTAATGTAACTGCATCTAATGGTACATATACTGTAACTGTTAATAAAGGTGGCACAGGTTATAGCGTAGGTGCTATTATGAAAGTACCAGGTAGCTTGCTTGGCGGAGTAGATGGCACAAATGACTTGTTTGTTACTGTAACTGGTTTAGAAGGCGGCACATCTAGTTATACAGTAAGTTCAATCACCTCTGTTACAAATACAGGTACTTCAATTGGCTCAGGAACTTATACAGTTTCGGGCATCAATTACTCCGGAATAGTTGACTCTATTACAGTAAGTTAAGTATAATAAGGCATGAGCCTTATCATAGATACCATACGAGCGTACTTACCACCTAAAAGGAAACAAACTCCTAGCGGCTGGATTTCGTTCAATGCACCTTGTTGTAGTGACAAGCGTCAGCGTGGTGGACTTATCTTTAATCAAGGCGATGCAGTAAGTTATCATTGCTTTAATTGCGGATTTAAAGCAAGCTGGCAACCTGGCAGACATATTAGTCAAAAGATGAACAAGTTGATGCGCTGGTTTAATATACCAGACGATACTATTAATCAACTTAGACTAGAAGCTCTTAAGCTAGACGAAAACAACACAACTGAAGTACGTAGCATAATCCCAACGTTTGAAGAAAAAACTTTACCAGAAGGTGCGTTAAGTTTTAGTGAATGGAAGACTTGGATTGAAGTACAAGGTTGGGAAAATGCACCTCAAACTGTTATTGATGCAATGTGTTACGTGCAAAATATACGACAGTTAGATCCAAATGGTTACAACTATTACTTTTCAAATAAAGTAGGATTTAAAAGTAGATTAATAATTCCGTTCTACTATCAAGGTAAAGTCGTTGGATATACTGCTAGAGCAGTTAAGCCAGAAGTTAGTCCTAAGTATCTTAGTGATCAACAACCTGGATACGTGTTTAATTTAGATAGACAAGACAATGACCGATCCTTCGTAATTGTCATGGAAGGTCCATTTGATGCGCTAAGTATTGACGGATGTGCTTTACTAGGTGCAGAAGTAAAAGATAGTCAAAACTGGCTATTAAAGCAGTTAGGCAAAGAGATTATATTAGTTCCAGATAGAGATCATGAAGGTCTTCGCACAATGGAGCAAGCAATTGAATACGGTTGGTCAGTTAGTATGCCTGAATGGCCAGACGGTGTTAAAGACGTTAACGATGCAGTAATAAAGCTAGGTAAGCTAGCAACACTGTGGTTAATATTACAAGCAAAAGAATCTAGCAGTCTTAAGATTCAACTTAGAGCAAAGAAATGGTTTAAGGATCATGATGAAAAAAATACTTAATTTTATTTTAAGCCCTTGGCGAATGTGGCAAGAAAAGAAAGAATATAAAAAACGTATGGAAGAGTTACGCAAGCGTGACCCGTTTATTTACAAATGATATACTGGGGAATTAACGCACTTAATCATGGCTCTAGCCTAGCTGTGTTTAAAGAAGGCGATTTAAAATATTACCAACATTGTGGCATAGATGAAATACCTAGCGAGTTTATTAAGCAAGGGTTAAATTGGGGTTCACCCGATCGTTTGTTTTGGTATGAACGTCCATGGGTTAAGAAAGCAAGACAAGTATACGCAGGCCAATACTCTTCTGCTATAGATCTAAGTGCTGACATTTTACCTAGTAGATATATTAAAAGAGAGAGATTAAATTATGCGCCGATCACCTACACCGCGCACCACGCTAGCCATAGTGCCGCTGGTTACTATACTAGTCCTTTTAATCATTGTGCTATCGTAGTATTAGATGCCATTGGTGAGTTTGACTGTGCTACTATATGGGAAGGTAAACACGGTGAAATGAAGAAAGTGTGGAGTAGAAGTTATCCACATAGTTTAGGATTATTTTATAGTGCATTTACAAAGCTAGTAGGATTAGAACCTATTAAGCAAGAACATTTATTGCAGCAAATGGCAGCAAATGGTAACCCTGATAGATATTATTGTGATGTAAAAGAATACATGGGTACATTAGTACATGCCCATAAAAATATGCATCGTGGTATTAATGACTGGCCGCATGAGATTGTTAACTTACAAGACCAATGTGACATTGCGGCCGCAGTTCAAGATGTGTTTACTGAACAAGTTGAAATGGTTATGAAAAAAGCTAAAGAGCTAACTGGTGCAGACTGCCTAGTATATATGGGCGGTTGTGCTATGAATAGTGCTGCTAATAAGAAAGTAGTTGAGCCATTGTTTAAGTATCGCTGGAGTTTGCCACAACCTGGAGATCCTAGCAGTGCAATTGGTTCAGTATTGTATCACACACAATGGCGAGTAGATTGGTTATATGGCGAGGCCAAACACCTTGCTATTAACATTTGAGAATTATATAATAATAAGATGAAGCAGAATACAGATTACGGATACGAAATACAAAAGCTATATTTGGAAATGATGTTAGCAGATGCGGCAACATTTGCACGTTGTCAAAGCATCTTTGACCATACATTGTTTGACCGCAAGTTACAGATGCCTGCTGAGTTTATTAATGAATACATTAAATCACACAGCGTAATGCCAACAGAAGAAATTATTAATGCGGCATGTAGCAGTGATTTTAAAGTAAGTCACGACTTACGTGAAGAACACTTTGATTGGTTAATGAATGACTTTGAAACGTTTATTAGACACAAAGGTTTAGAAAAAGCTATTCTAGAATCAGCTGACTTACTTGAAAAAGGTGAGTATGGTCCAGTAGAAGAAAAGATTAAAAAGGCAGTGCAAATTGGTCTTACAAAAGACATGGGTACTGATTACTTTGAAGATCCACGTGCTCGTTTGATGAAGATTAAAGATAAGAACGGACAGATCAGCACTGGCTGGAAGGGATTAGATGACAAGTTGTTCGGTGGTATGAATCGCGGAGAACTTAATATCTTTGCAGCAGCATCAGGTGGTGGTAAATCTTTATTCTTAGCAAACTTAGGATGTAACTGGGCATTACAAGGACTCAACGTAATCTACTTAACGTTCGAACTTTCAGAAGAACTTGTTGGTATGCGTGTTGACTCTATGATGACTGGCGTACCAAGTCGTGAAGTGTTTAAGAGCATTGATGATGTCGAAATGAAAGTTAAGATTCTAGGTAAAAAGTCTGGACACTTTCAAATTAAGTACATGCCAAGTGGTAAAACAGCAAACGATATTCGTTCATACTTAAAGGAATACGAGATTAAGATGGGTCACAAAGTAGATGTGTTACTTGTTGACTACTTAGACTTGTTAATGCCAATTAGTATTAAGATTAGTCCTGAAAACTTGTTTATTAAGGACAAGTATGTATCAGAAGAACTGCGTAACTTAGCAATGGAAAAACAATGTATCTTTGTTACAGCATCGCAATTAAACCGTAGTGCTGTTGAAGAAGTTGAATTTGATCACAGTCACATTTCGGGTGGTTTGTCAAAGATTCAAACAGCGGATAACGTTATTGGTATCTTTACATCACGTGCTATGCGTGAACGTGGACGCTATCAAATTCAGTTAATGAAGACACGTAGTTCAAGTGGCGTTGGTATGAAACTTGACTTAGAGTTTAACGTAGATACACTACGTATTACAGACCTTGCTGAAGAAGATGGTTACGGAAGTACTAGTACAGCAAGTGCAGGTAGTGCATTGTTAGCAAGTATTAAAAATAGACAAACAGTTGATCCCGAAACAGGTGAAGTAGATCCTAACAGTTCTGCACCAATGCCAAAAGTTAAAGCTAACGTAGAAAGCTCAAAACTCAGACAATTACTTAACAATTTACCTCAAGACGAACTGTAATACTCTTGCAATCTAGTTTTCTAGGTATTATAATAAATACGCATATAATACCTGGGGAATGAAATGAAACTACATCACATCAAAGACATCAACGATCCGTTGGTTAGCTTGATTAAAGATGATCCGGTCCGCCCACATATTCCTCTAGAACAGCGTGTTAACAATCTTGCCGAAATTTTAATATTGAAAGCAGGAGAGGAGGTATTAGCAGCCACTTGTATGCAATGGCTAACAGATGTTCCTGAAGATGAGGAAGATCTAGTAGAACTAGCAGAAACTAAAGAAGTTGCAGTATTTTACACCATCTGGAGTTATAGTCCTGGCGCCGGTCAACAATTAATTAAAGCAGCAGCGAATTGGTTATTGGAAGAATATAAAGATATTAAGGCAATTGTTACCTTAAGCCCACAAACGGAAATGGCAAAACGTTTCCATTTGAAAAACGGAGCAAGTATCCGTAGGGAAAATGAAACAAGCGTAAATTATCAGTATTACAGTAAGGAATAAAAAAGCACCCTCCGGGGTGCTTTTTTTATGCTTGTGGTGCAGCTGGCGGAGCAGCTTCTCCTTCTGGCGGTGCTTCTGGAGTAACCTCTGGACGCTTTTCATTAGTCCAATATTGTGATAAGTTGTGCTTCAGTTTTTGTAACTCTTTAGTAGCATCATACTGTAACTTCTGAATTCCTTCTTCTTCTGTTGGCTGGCTAATCTCTTGAGCATTTGCCATCCAACCTTTAGATAAGTCATCCCACAAGTATGGGAAACGTTCTTTAATAATTCTTGGATCAACTTGGTGATCTAAATTATCACGGAAGTTTGCTGATCTTGGATCTTTACTAGCATCAAATTGAAACTTCTCTTGGAACGTCTTACCACCTAAACGTCCAGTTGTATCCGGTTTTGGATC